TTGATTTATAATTTTTGGGTGAGATCTAATTTAAACATGTGTACAAAATATATCAAGCAATCTTTTTAAATTGTTTTCTTGACAGCAAATTCATGTTATGAAAGGAGCAGAAAAAAGAATGAAATATTATAATTTGTCAGAGAATATAATAGCTTGCGACAATTTTTTACCGCAACAAAAAGTAGAAGAACTTTATACAGACCTTCTTAATAATAGGAGTTTTTTTCAAGTTCCAAAATGGAGTTATTCAAACGAACAAAACAAACAAGTAGCAGAAGAGCTTTTCAGTGACAAGTGTGGTGGCTTAGATTTTTGGCTACATAATAAAACAAAAAAAGACAATGACTCCTTTATAGAATCTTTACATAGATGGTTTTTACATCAAGGATTACGTTATTTTAGTAAAGATAATGGAAATCAAATTTACGAACTTTTAGAAAGACAATTAAAATGGAACATTCACGTTATTTCTTACAATAACGGAGGATATTACAATTGGCACAAAGACATGTATAATTCAAATGTATTTACTTTTAATTTAATTTTAAATAAACCTAGTTCTTTGAAGGGAGGAAATATGCTTTTTTATGATAAAAAAACAATAGAAGTTGAAAACATGAATAATTTTATGGTGGTTTTTCCTTCTTATATTTCTCATGCTATTACTCCTTTATACACAGAAAATAACAAAGACGTTTCTTTTTTAGAACAAAGATTTAGTATTCAATTTTGGGTAAGTTTACAATGAAAGCTCAAACAAACGTATTTGGAAGAGTCGTTAAAAGATATGATATGCCTTTAGAGGCTATTGATGATTTAAATATTAAATACGAAGAACATAGAGAAAAATTAAAATCTATGGGTCCAAGGTTAGCTGGTAGATTAGATTCTGAAAAAGAGTTTACACAACAGATTGGTCAAACAAAAATAGCAAAACACATAGTTGATTGTATGAACGACTATATTGAAACATTAGAAAAAATAAATTTATTTTTAGGCACCAAAGAATTAGAAATTTTAAGTTGTTGGATAAACGATATGAAAGAAGGAGAATACAATCCTCCTCACACACATCACGATAACACTGGATGGTCTAGCGTTATGTTTTTAAAAGTACCAGAATTTGTTAACGACGTTAAAGACCCTCATAAATATAAAGATGGTTTTTTAGGTTTTACAGATGTTAACGGCACAAACATGACATGGATGGAACCTGAAGTAGGCCATTTTTATATTTTTGAAGCTAGGCATCAACATTGTGTTATGCCTTTTAAAACTAAGATAGAAGGAGAAATTAGAAGATCTATGTCTTTTAATTTTATACAAAAAATATGAATAAACCTTTATTTAAAATACATGATAATCTTTTTAATGAAAAAGATATTGATGCTTTGTATGGCTCTTTTCGAGACGAAAAGCCTTGGACATTTACAGGTGCTGCCAAAGACTGGTCAGGGCCTAGAAAATTTAAAAACCCTTTAGAAAAAGAAGATGAAGTTAACAAAATTCTTTTCAAAACTGCTGACGATATTTTAAAAAAAGAAAATTTATTTGACTCTGTAAAGTTGGTAAACTCTTATGCTAGTGCATATGTCTACGGAACAATGCATGATTTTCATGAAGATGGATGTACTGATTATAATCAAATTTATACCGTAATGTTTTATTTAAATAAAGTATGGGCATTAATATATGCAGGTGAAACAGTTTTTTTAAACAAAGACAAAACAGAAATTGAAAATGCTGTTATTCCTAAACCTGGAAGAGCTGTTATCTTTGATGGTTTTATTACTCATGCAGCTCGTGAAATATCTCGTTCTTGTATTGAGCTTAGAATGGTAGCAACTTTAAAATACGAAAGACAAAATGTTTGATAAAAAAATTACTTTTTGTGCTACGGACGGAAACATGCTTGATGTATGGCCACATCCTAAACCTGCTTCAAGAGTTATTCCTGAAGAATATAAAAAATTAAAAAGACATGCAAAAGGAAATTTGCATTCACCCACAGTTAAAACATGCATGCCATTTTTAGACTCTATGTCAATGGGATATATAATACCTTTTGATCAAGATTATTTAGTTGATCCTGTTGAAAATGATTTTAGTGTGACTCCTGCAAATAGAGAACATGGTGAATTTGGATTTCATAACCAAGTTCAGCTACCAGAAAAATGGCATAAAACTACAGGAGAAAACGCAGGTAAGTTTATGAATAAATGGTTAATAAAAACTCCTCCTGGCTATAGTTGTTTGTTTATACACCCAATGAATAGGTTGGAAGAAAGATTTAAAATTATTGAGGGAGTTGTAGACACAGATAATTATGTAAACATAATTAATTTTCCCTTTATTTTAAAAAAAAGAGATAAACAGTTTTTAATTAAAAAAGGTGAACCTATGGTTCAAGTAGTTCCTTTTAAACGTGAGTCTTTTAAAATGTGGTCAGGTTTTTATTTAGAAAAACTACATAACAAAACTCTTAATATTTTACAAAGTGAATGGGTTGACAGATATAAAAAAATGTTTTGGAAAAAAAAATCTTACAAATAAATGTATCTTAAAGCAAATATAGATGATTGTGCAATAATTATAAATGATTTCTTATCAGATGAATTATTTAAAAAAATAAAAAACTATAACTATAAACATAATTATAGTTCACACAGTAATTGGGAAAAAGGTCTTTATTTAGATAAAAACAATTTTAAAACAATGAAAAATGTTAATGTTCAACAAAATATTGCAGTGTTTGAAAACGGAAAAATTGAAGCTAATAAAACTTTTGAACAATTTTTTAAAATATTGTTTAATTGTCCTTTTATTCCTTTTCAAGAAAATTCTAAAATAATGCTTTCTTATTATGAGTATGAAAAATTTTCAGGAATAAATTGGCACGATGATGGCAAATATACTTTAAATTATTCTTTTTACATTCACGATAATTGGGATAATAATTGGGGTGGTGAAACTTTAATTGACACTAAAAGAGGATTACCTTTAGTTTCTTATCCTTATCCTAATACTTTATTAGCAATTAAAAATGGTATTAAACACAAAGTTTGTCCTATAACAGGGCCTATTAAAAGAAAAGTATTACAAGTAAGAGGTATTTTTTACGAATAGTTTGAATCGTAGTCTTTCCAAGTTTTAGACCAATCCCAATAAGAATTTGTTTCTGAATTGTCTTCACGAAAAGTTCCAGGAGTTTTACCAGCAGCTATCCAGCTATCAAAAGCAGCTTGATAAGCATTGTTGTATGCAGTTTTAGCAGCCTCTATTTGACCTTTTCTTGTTTCAGCCCAAGTAAGTAAAGCAGCTATTGTTGTTGATCCAACAGCGTCACTTGTAGCATTTAAATCAGTATTACCTGTCATCATTCCAGTAGAAGCATCTTTGCTTTGAATTTCGTTTTGACCTGTTAAAGCATTCCAAATTACAACGTGAATTGTATTTGGCACCCATCCTGCTTGCCATGCATTGCCTTTATCAGCCCATTCAATATGAAAAGTATCATCTATTTTTATATAACTGTCGTTTGCTATTACTATTTGTGTTGCCATCAATATCTCCTAATGCTTTATAATATAGTTAACCACCACAAATGGTGAGAATGAATTTGTTCCTGCCGCTGTAACAGATCCAGTTAAACTTGTTGTAACGTTACCCGTTAAACTACCAGATAAAGTATGAGAGTGGTTGTGACCAGTTCCTGATCCTGCATTTCCAATGTTAGCATTTGGAAAACCAATACCACCTGCATTAACGTTATCCACACCATCAGGTCCTGATGCTGTTTTAGCATTTGTAGAGTGATTATGTGATGCTAGTTGAGCAGTTGTTAAAGACGTATTAGAAATACTTCCTGTTACAGTAACAGATTGGTTGTTAGCATTTGTTGCAGCTTGGTTATTTGTTACAGCAACTGTAACGGTATTTGCACCGCCAGTTCCTGCTAAGTTATATGTATTACCATCATAACCTTGTGGCATTTTACCTTGTAACTGCGGAACGTTAAAAGTTGTTGACCCATCACCAGAACCATA